GTGGTGGTGCTGGAGCTGTCGGTGGTGTCGTCAACCGACACAATGCCGCTTGTAGTGAGTGTTGTTACTGAAGCAGCAGCAGGGGTGCCACTTCCTAAAATGCCGTCTAGGGTTCCAGTAAAACCCGTGGCCGTAATCTGGTCAGTGGCAGTGATTGCATCGACAAATAAATTGGCCCACCGAACGCTGGTTGTGCCCAGATCGTCAGTGCTGTCTGTGTCGCTGACTACATCGTCGCCGTGGGTTGTGACGCCGTCAATCGCTGCTGCGCCTGTGACTTCAAGGGTGCCTATTTGGAGGTCCGCCAAAGCATCCGTCACGACCGCGCCAGCCCCCGCGCCATCGCAATAAACAATAACATTTTTACCGTTTTGGACAGTTACGTTGCCGCCGGATCCCTGCGAAAGAACAACTGAATATGGGCCACCAGCCCCGGAATCCGTAGTTGCGTTTTCAATAATAAAGAAAGCCTTGGTCGTATTGGGGGCTATGGTAACCGTATTGTTCGCCCCTAGCGCGCCCGTGAACTTAATCACGCGGTACATGCCGTCTTGCAGATTCTCCGTCCCTTGATCAGGAGAGGCTTCTCGTACCGTAAGTGTGTGGGTGGTCCCTGAAAGAGCAACCGAGGTATAGGCAGCAATCCTGTCTAGAAGATCCAGATTGAAATTAGTGGTTGTCCCCCAGGCTCCGGACTGCTCCCCGGAACCGATCTTCTCGATACCAAAGCTGGTTGTGAATGAAGATGCCACAACTTTTCTCCTATGCCGCTATATCAACCCAAGCGGGGGTCTGTGTCGTATCCACAGCAGACCAGCTTGGGGTCTGTGATCCGTCAATAAGGCTCCAAACATTGGATTCCCCGATTCCTCCCGTGGCCGAAACACCTGTAAGGGTGACTCCAGCCCCCGCCGCTGGAACAACCGTGCCAAGTGCCCCGGTCCCCGCAATGCCTGTGAGAGTGAGAGTGCTTGTCCCCGAAGGAACAACCGTGCCAAGCGAACCCGTGGCCGAAGCGCCTGTCGGAACAACATTTGATGTTCCAGTAACCGTGACAGTGCCAAGCGAACCCGTGGCCGAAACACCTGTAAGGGTGACTCCAGCCCCCGCCGCTGGAACAACCGTGCCAAGTGCCCCGGTCCCCGCAACGCCCGTAAGGGTGAGGGTACTTGAACCCGTAATTGTGACAGTACCGACGGCGCCTGTACCCGCGACACCCGTGAGATCAACGGAAAGGTATGTGTTCCAGGCACCTTCATCCCAGGTTCCTCGACCCCAACCAGAGATTTGAGCCAATGCATTACCCTTTACGCGATCCTAATGATTGCTGTACTTGCAGCCGCAGCAGGAAAGGCAATCGAAAAAGTGCCCGCCGTACTCGTCTTATTGCCCCCAAAATCCAGGGCACAAATAGCCTTATTCGAATCACTGCTGTTGTAGATCAAAGCGCCCCTCGCCGTGATGGTCGCTGTCGTAAAACTAATGTCAGCGAAATCCGTGAAACCCGTTGTCCCGCTACTGGTAGGGTTGATCCGTGTCAAACTACCGCCGCCCGTAGTATAGCTCCCACTGGAAGCTACCTCACCAGTCGTGGTGAAAGCCGTAGTGGCCGCCCCCAGAGTAGCCGTGGTGGAGGACTTACCCCCGCTACTGATGGCATACAGAGCCAACTTAAACGTATCCCCTCCAGAGAGTAAGAAGTTGTGGACACCCTCAAGAAGTTCCTTCTTGAAGGAGGTACACATTGCCGTTGTAATCGCCATGTTAAAGATCCCTCAGATTATCTGCTAACTCAGGGTGCCCTGCATCTCGTAGTTTAGCACAAATAGTTGCCCGGTCCTGATCCACGGCAACCCTCAAATACTCGGTTATGAGCCTCTCCAAGACGGATTTGAAATCCAGCACTTGATCTCGAAGGGGCGCAGGGGTGTCTTTTGCCACATACAATATCTTATCGACAGCCACCTTGGCTATCTCTTCTACGGTCAGCCCCCTGTTGTTTGTAGAGATAACGTGAACCTTCCCTGCGGTCAAGATAGCCGCTGCATCAAACATTTCCTACCTCTCGTAAGCTAACCACCTTGTCATGCCTCCCATATAGCACAGGCTCAACGTCCGCAGGCTCTGGAGGAGCCGCCTCGGATTGCCGAGCAACGGTCAAGCCGCCGTTCTCCACAGACATGACAAGAGGGTCCTCTAGCCTGTGGTAACCGTACAATTTCTCTGCCTCTGGCACGTTCGTATCTAATAGCGTCGAATTATAAGCGACCTCAACCTGGGTCCCCCGCGATATGGCTACGGAAAGCCAGAACTCAGTACAGGCCCTTCCCGCTTCCGCCATTATGATATTGGAATTGTACGAATAGTCTATCCCGTAGAGGCAAATCTTAGCGACTTTGTGGTAAACGGCGAAGGCTATTACATAAGGCACCGTATTATTGAAGTAGCAAAGCCCGGTATCCTTGACCACTTCCTCCAGCGGGTAAAGAACGGCCCCCGGAACCCTACCATCTAACGTGCATGTATAAATTGGGCCGGGATGTCCCCCCAAAGTCTTACGCATCGCTTCTGTCTGTGGCCCTGCGTCTTCGGTGTCAAGAAAACGAGATGCAGGGTCCATCATAAAAACACGATCATGCTTGATGGGAACCATCATCGAGTTGATGGCCCAAACCTCATCGTAATTTTTGCCGTTGGCTACGGAGGAGGTAAAGGCCCCTTGAGTCGCGCCAAGACCTACGATGGCGACTACGGCATTATCAAGGCTCTTGTCTGTCATTGAACCCCTCGTCGGATGCTGTCTTTTCTGTACTGATCCTCGGTTTGCTTGCCCTCCCCTAGGTTCTTCAGCCACTGGATAGATTCCTGGAACCTATTGTTATAAAGCATCAATAAATCCTGCTCCCCTTTCATAAAGGTATACGCCTCCATCAAACTGCCATACAAAAGACATAGTTCAGCGTTCGTGCCCAGCCAACTGGTTCCGTCGTCGGAAGCGGTTATCGACTGAGGACGGTAAAAGTAATGCAACTCCGCAGCATAACTACTGTCCGGGGTGGGGGCGACTATGAGACTATCCTCGTCCCAATCCCCATAGTATTTAGGCACTCCCGTGGTAGTCGGGTCCGGCGTGTAATCTTGGATGAAGGTCACATGTTTATACTCAAGAAACTCATTGTTAGAGCTGTTCACAACACTTAAAGAGAAAGGGGACAAGAAATCTGTCGGCTTTGTCAGAAACTTCACAGATTGCGTGACCGTACCCGATACATTCTTCCTGAAGTCAGCTAGCTGGCACTCTTTTAATATGCGCTCTTCTGCATTGAGGATGAACCTCGTTAACTGGCTAACAAAGGTGCTCTCCGTATTATCCGTATAATCCTGGATGGCGGTCTTTAGAGTGGTGGATGTAAAAGCCATGTCATGCACTCACGGTTACAGGACCGGCTGAGACGCTTCCTCCACCGCCCCTGACGTTGCCTGTCGTTGCGGTCCCACTTCCGGATGTGAACGAGTAACTGTCATCATCCACCTTGGTTATGGAGAAGCCGCTTGAGCCCTCGATGGCGGCAGACGTGAATCCGTCAAAGGCTTCCGAAGAACGGAAACGGACAGTGTCCCCCGTGCTTCTTCCATGACCACGCTCCGTCACCGTTATAACGGCAGAACCGCTGCTCCCGGAAAGAAAAGGGTTGAAGGAGAGGAGGACTGTTACGGCAGGTTCCGTCCTGTCCGGACGGGGGTTTCTCAAAGCCTGGGGATCGGCAGGCGTTTTGACAACGGACAACTGGGGCTGCTTGGATTCCCACTCATCCTTACCGACCAGCATACCTGTCCACTCTTCACGCATATGCCGAAGTTTATAAGCCGCACCGGACCTGTCCGAAATCCCAAGGGCGTACTTGTTTGAGGCGTACTTAGCCATCACGAAATCGCACTCAAAGAACTGTAAGTTGGAACTAAAGTTATATCGGCCTTGTCCCTGTCTTCTTCCGCCGCCCGCTGAAACTCTTCCTCATACAGCATCTTCAAGATCTGAATCCTGTCAGGTGCTCTTTTCAAAGCAATGTAATAGGCCAGACCTGCCGCTAGACAGGGGTAAAATCTGAAGGGTATCTGGACGGTATTTACGGAGGTGTCGGCGTCGTCAATCCGGATCAATCGGTCATAAATGAACTGATCCGTACTGTTTTCGGGGGTGGGCCACACCCTGACGACCGGTGTAATAAGACGGTCCACATAGAACTGGGTGGGGCGACCTGTAGTGGATTTTGTTGCGATACTCAAATAGTTGTCTCGACCGATCCTGCCAATCGATATATCAGTGCTGCTTCGCCGTACCACCCCGGATAGGATGTCAATCGTGGCTTGGACATCCTCAAGCGAGGCTGTGGATGTGGTGGTTGTCGTAGCCGAGCTGGACGAACCTGTTATCGTTTCACCAGAGGTAAAAGTCCCGGAGGGCACCGTTACCGTCATGGAAGTGGCTGCGGGCTTCGTTATGAGAGAGGCGGTCGCTGCACTCGTGCCTCCCGTAATGGTCTCGGCTATCGTGAAACTGCCGCTGTCACTCACGGAAAGAGTGATGGTGCCAACGGGATAGTCCGCGATGTCTTTCGCAAAAGTCTGTGTGACCTGCTCTATCGTCCACCGATTGAGGCCACGATTGGCCCAGTCCGCAAACAACAAGTTCAGGGATCTTCGTGCAGTCCGGGCATCGTAGCCGGTACGAAGTTCCAGACCACACCGCTCGAAAGCCTCTTCTACATATTCCGCTACATTAGGCTCAAAATCCTTAGATCCAGAGACTGCCATGATACTTAAAACCTTTCATCCTAACCCCAAAGAGCGGTTTTTATGGCAACCCCCAGATGACCAAGGACCAATATCCCCACCGTCCACATAACCTTTTGTACGCCATCTAAGGACTTCTGAAGATGGGCAATGTCGTTACCCTTTAGGGTATCGAGCTTCTGGGCCAAAAGTTTAAGCTCTCCACGAATCTCTATGATTTGCACCTCGTTCTTCCGGTCCAGCCCGTCTTCCATGGTCTACTCCATCAATACTTTTTCGAACAGTAAAGGACCACGGAATAGGTGTCGCCGTTACTGTGGCCCACTGTTGTGAACTTTATATCTCCCGTATTACCCCCTGACGCAGCAACATTTGGGAGACCACTAATGTTCGAGTAATCAAGAGTATCGGCATAGTCTGCGGGAAGCTCCGCAGCTATGACATCTGTCGTGGCGTCCCAGAGGATCTTCACCCCCAGCCCAACGGTCGAGAAGATAACCCTTTGAAGACGCACTCCCGTACATGCGGCCCCCTCGGGGGAGGTGGAAAGGGCGGACACGTCTACCTTGGTTACCGCCGATTCTCCGGTGCCATCACTGGTGTTGGTACAGTAGATGACAGCCGTCCGGGGTCCATCAACGACCGATGTAGTGGATACGGCATCTGCCATGATCTACTCCTTGATCTCTCCTGAGAGTACCATCATCTTGTACTTGGGAGTACCCGGAAAGGGGAAATCCTTCTTGGAATTAATCCCATACGAGTACTTAGACGGCTTCTTCAAACTCGTCCTGACCCAAGCCTCGTTTTCAGGGGTGCTTGAGTCATCCCCAACAAAAATGCCCTTCTTGGTCCGCGCTCTTTTCCTGACCATGACACCCATCCCCTATGGCTGGATGTTGTACTGGGTCATCCCACTAGTAATCCTCTGGGCAGCGACATGAATGTAATCGCACCAAGCCGCATCGGCGGTTGTCGTCCCCGATATGGCACAAAACCAAGGGGTGAGCGCAGAAGTGGGGATGTTCGCAGTCGTCGTAGTCACAAGAACACGATCAACGTAAAACGCGACCTGTCCCGTTCCTTTGACAACGAAACCAAGTGTACGGACATTAGTAATATTGGAGCTTGATTCTGCGCCATCTGCAAAATCAACACCCGTATCAGTCTTGGTTTCCGTTCCACCGCTATCACAATTGGCATAAATATCGGCTGCGCCCTCTACCAAAAGGAAACCGATCTGATTACTTGCAGTGAACGGGACACCCGTTGCAAACGTACCGTTTTCGGCAAGACCAACAAACATGTCCATGTCGTCAGCGTCGGCCACAGCCACTCGCGTTTCAAAGAAGATGTTCTTGCTGGCTTCCGCCATAAAGATCTCGTTGCCCTGAATTGAGCCGCCGGAATTATCTGTCGAACCATCACCTGTGGACTTAGCCCATCCACCGACATGGTCCGCAAGAAGTGTTAAAGTTCCACTGTTGAGGACTTGTTTTGTCCAATCATCAGTGTCGTCAATATCGACGCCCGTAAAGTCGTCGCATTTGAAGATGTAATCCGGATTGACCTGCATGGGAAGGTTGCCAAACCAGGATCCCAGATAGCTGGAATCACTGCCGTGACCACTGTACATGACAGGACCGGAGAAACGTGTCGTACCCATGGTACGCCTCCTTACAAAGGTTTCGCCCTAGAGTCTTGTAAGCGTCTGCTGGGCC